TACATTCGCGGCATTCAACACGTTTTGGAGATGCACGATCAGTGACTAACCACCCACTGACTGACCAAAAACAAAGAATCAATTACACCCGCATAAGAATCGGATGGGGGACTTTCCCTATTCATCGCATCATGTCTGTCATCATTTCTCTGGTTAAGTATTGTCAAACTCTCCTACACACTTCACCAATCTTTTCAATCATCGGAGCAGGCTAATGCTTACTAAAAACTTTCAAAAACTCAAAGCCGAAGTAGCAGCTCACGTAGCAGCTGATCGCGTTGCTCAAGGTAGCTACAAAACCTGTTTCATAGGTTGCCTCGCCAACGGTACAAACAACCCTGGATTTATTGAGACCGAATATGGTATCCCGTTGATAGTCACCCTCATCGCTGAATCCATTTTTGAGGGGCTTTGTTCTAATGAAGCGGCGGATTTCTTCGCTGCGCTGCCTGAAGCTGTTGGCTCTGACGGTAAAGATTTAACGCGAGTTAGCTGGCAATTCCTAGCTGCAGAACTGCGAGCGTTGCCGCCCGTCCCTGATGATATTCAAGCCTGTATTGACTCAGTCATTGAAGGGATGGATTTACTGGCAGATGGCAAAGAGTGGTCTGAAGCAGTTGCCGCTGCCCGGTCCGCCGCCCGCGCCGCCGCCGCTGCCCGGTCCGCCGCCCGCGCCGCCCGCGCCGCCGACGCCGCCACCTTCGCCGCCTTCGCCGCCGCCTTCGGTGCCGACGCCGCCGCCGCCTTCGCCGCCGACGCCGCCGCTGCCTTCGCCGCCGACGCCGCCGACGCCGACGCCGCCGACGCCGCCGACGCCGCAGCCCGTCTCCGTCAACGCAACACTCTGCTACAGCTAATCAAAGAAGCTCCAGTTAACACCCAAGAGGAAAACTAATGACTAGGGTCAAATTCAGCCTTTTTACTCGCTTGCAGTTTGCCTTACTGGCTGTCATCAGCCCTCAACGCCTGGTTACAGCAATCACAGCTGGATTCTTGTCAGCCGTTGATTCGTTAGAAGATGATGAACTGAGAATGCTTGTAAAGGAGATCAGCAATGAAAATTGACCCACGTTTTCAGGTTGGCGTTCTAAGCCAAACCAAGGATCCCGCCACGCTCTGCTGGCAGGCAATGCACCAGGATTACTCTGAGGGCTGGGTCTTTCATGACGAGCCCCTAAGCGAGCCAGATGCGGGTGATCGAATTGTCAAGCACCTACTGCTGGGAGGTCGCGGCCATTATGGCCCACTCGAACACGCAAGCATCACGTTCGCTGTTGGCTATTTTCCCCACTCGGTGATCCAACAGGCACGAACGCACCGGGTAGGCACCAGCTGGGATGTCCAGTCGATGCGTTACACCGGCCAGCGCATTGCTGCCGTGGCTGAGGGCATTGTTGATGTTGAAGAGGCTTTTTATCTGCGTCCCGTAGGTGATTACACTAATCGCCAGGGTAAGCGATACACATACGACGAGAGACTACGAGCTAAGGATCTGCAGCACTGTGAAGATTCTGCGCTCCGGTACAAGCAAGCTTTGGATGCCGGTATCTCTGAGGAGCACGCCAGAGGAGTGCTGCCGTTTGACTACCGCCAACATTTTGTCGTAACGTTCAACCTGCGCTCCCTTATGCACTTCCTTGACTTGCGGGGCAAAGCCGATGCACAGATAGAAATTCATCAGATGTGCCAGCTTATGGTTCCACATTTTGAGCAGTGGTTTCCATCAGTTCACGCCTGGTACATGAAAAATCGCTGGGGCAAGGCCCGTTTAGCACCGTGACAAAAGAATCGCGCCGCACTCCGTTTAAGTTTGCCGTTGGTGATCGAGTTGCTGAAAAGCCTCGTATCCACTTAGGGCTTGCTGTTAAGCAGGAGAATCAACGCCGTTACTCGTCGCGGCTTGGCACAGTAACAGAGCTTAGGATCAAGGCCAGAAAAGACGGTCATCAGCGCAAGTATCTTGCTGTTCGCTGGGATGGCTTTACCACCCCGTCAGAGCATGAACAGATGCGAATTTGCGCTGCTGAAGAGCTGCAGACCTTGGAGCAAGACGTGATCTTAAATCACGATTGAAGTAAAGGGGGGACGCCACCGGCTCTCGCGCCTGCGTGGCTTGGTTCAGGCGATCCCCATGCACCTCAGGACAAGCCAACCCTGAGATTGGTTTGAAGAAAAATTATATCAGGCTGTCAACTGCGATCTAACAACAAATCCATTGATGCCGCAAAAAGCACACTCTTGAGGCGTATCAACTCTTCTTGCTCTGCAGGATCACCCCCAGGCCATTTTTCTAGCTTGAGAGTGACAGATTCAAGTAAAAGTTTCACTATGTACTCTGACGCTAAAATTTGGACGACTGGCTCATTGGTGTTGCTTGCGTCCGCTGTCATCTCAAACCAATCTCATTTTAATGTTTTTACGGTTTTATTTTAATGAACACTTCCGAAACAGGCGTAAAATTAATCGCACACGGGGTAGAACCCTACTTCAATCCCTGGTATTTTGATGGAAAAGTTGTTTATTGGGGCAACCCGGAGCAAACTGAGTCAGACGCACAGGCAGCAGCTCAAGAACTAAAAGCTTTTTTTCTCAATCGCCCCGAATGACCAGTCATCGCTCGCATTCTGGAAAGTTAAACGTTTCTGACAACAGCGGCGAGTGGATAGCCACTATAAAAACAAACGCCGATATTTTCGAGATAGCTCTTGATGCTGTAACAGCTGAAAGCGCGATACTGCAGGGTGAGCAACTTTTTGCTGATTTGCGAGCAGTTGCTGATCCAAAACCGCGTTGCTGGCAGTGCTTGCACTGGAAGCTTGTAAAATCAGAGTGCAGTCTTGGTTTTGCCGAGGGTAAATCAAGTGGCGGAAGATTTGCCAGCCAATGCTCGGCGTTCTGGTTCGACGACTGACGTACCCAGCTGGGCAATAAATTTTGGCAATGGGTTTTACATTGAAATTTTGCACGATAGCAAGCAAGGCGTTTATTACAGGTCTTGCAGTCCAGGCGGAGCTACCTGCAGGTATTCAGATGATTTTTGGCGTGCAAAAACTTACCTGTATCACATGATGGAGCCCTAAAGCCCGTCCAGTGTTCCATGTTCCATCCAGTAGCTGATAAGGTCTTCCTGCTCTTGGGTCCAGAATGGTTGCTCACGAAACCATTTCTTCATTGGTCGGTCAGATTTTGATCCATTGCAGAATTTGCAGCAACAAACAAGGTTGTTTACAACGCTCATGCTGCCTCCCTTAGATCTAGCGAGAATGTGATCCAGCGTGTCACCGGGCTGGCCACAGTAGGCGCAGCGATTGTCCCACTCGTCAAGTATTTGACGCCTAAACCTATGCTTGCTTACTTTTTTGGGTACAAGCTCTGACCCTATGATTTCATGGCCAACGAATCCACCACTTAGTGGAACGACTTGCATATCGAAACTTACTATTTCTTCCGTAAGTTCCTCTAATCTTGATGCGAAGATTTCACTGAACTCTTCGGGATCCTGGTCTTCCTTTGCTGAGGTCAGGAACATGATTGTTGCAGTCGTTAGGTAGCGTTTTTCTACTTGATAAGAGACGCCATTCTCGGCTGATCTCATGGGACACTTTCTGGGATCACACACCCATCCGTTTTTCCCGTGAGTCATCTGGTCTATAGGCAGATATTCTCTGCACAGACTGCTCCTTCTGCATTGCCTGAACTCAGCTGCCACTCACTGCTGCCATCAGGCTTCTTAATGCTAGCCAAGGGGTTTGCTTTAACCTTTACTGCCCTGAACCGCTGCGTCACCGTTGTAGCGACCCGTTTTTGAATAACTATTTACAGGAACCTCGCTCATCCTCATAAAGATGATCTGCCCTATTTTCAAGCCAGGGTATAGCGGAAGGTCGTAATGACGCCTTACATTCACTAATTCAAGGGTAAGTTTGCTGTTGCAGAAGCCTGGATCTATCCACCCGGCAAGAAGAGCATCGTAGCCCTCCCTAGCCCTGCTTGATTTCAGCGCAAACTGAGCGCAAATGTGATCAGGTATTTGTTTAAAGGTTTCATGCGTCTCAGCAAGACAAAACTCTCCTGGCGTTAATCGATAAGGGTTTTTCTCTGTCCTGTCGGAAATATCAACATGAAGCAGGTCTTTTTGCCCCGCAACTTCAATCATCAGTCCACTGCCCAGCCTTACATCAAGCGATGCCGGGTTGATCAGGTCTTCAGACCAGCCTTCCATTGCTCCGCCGTGGCAAAGCGATACAATCTCGAAATCACAAAGAACAGTCAAAAACAAATCAAATTAGTAGTTCCAGCGTACCTTAGGCCCGCCCTCTCGAATGCCTAGATGGACGAATCCCTTACTAGAGCCATAGCCAAGGCTGTGCGGCCAATTTTGGTCACACCATTCTTGTACAGCATAAATGTCAGTATCTTGCACATAAAAATCCACAGCGCCAGCGCCTGGTGGATACAAGTGCTCTGACCCGCTAGCTCCGCCGACTGATCGATTGATTGCTGGTGGTCTGTAGCCAGACGTGATAACGATCGGCTTGTTCCCAAACTTGACGCGGACACGCTCTAGGAATGCCGCCAGCTCAGCGGCCATATCAACCTGATACTGGTGCTCAAAACGCCGTTCCTCTCGACCGAGCGCAAATTCACCCAGCGTGATATGCGGGGTCAGCCGGGTGCTGAATGGTGAGCCGGGCCGTATTTTCGCAATCTCGCGTGGTTTCTCTTCTGCAGGCTTACTCTTGACTGCAGCTCTATCCATGATTGAGACCAACTTGCTGGCGTATTCAGGGTCGGTGGCGTAGCCCTCGCTCACAAGCAGCTGCGCGCATTCATCGCGTGTCATGGCTCGGTTCACGCCATGATGCTGCCGATAGTCCTTATACCAGCGCGACACAAGATACTCGATGCAGGCAGCCAGCGATGGAAAATCGATAAACTTGTCGGTGATCGTGACCCATTGCCCGCCCAAAAACTCCCGCGTGGTTGCGGCTGTGCCGGATCCCTTCAATCCGAAGTAATTGTGTTTCCCCGACGTGTGTTCGCCCCATCCACTTTCAAGTGCCCATTGAGCTGCTGCGACATCGGGAAACTTTGCCCCGGCATGTCTGGCCGCAGCGAGAACTCCGTCCCAAGTGTTGTCAAATGCCTGTGGTGGATCTGGTTGCTTCCCTGATTGGCTCCATGTTGCAAACCAGACCCGATCGCGACGCATGGCAATCTCATAGCCATGTTTGCTTAGATCTGCTTCTAACTCCTGAACCGCCGCGGCCTGATGTGGAAGCGCTTTGTAGTACCGAAAAAGCTGTTCAAGGCTGATCGGCTTATTGTTCGTCATTCCAGGGTGATTTGATGTGCAGGTCTTCGATTTCGGGTAGTGGCATAGCTGGCGGTTGAGATTTGTGCCACCACCCGTCGGCAGGGATCAGCCCTTTTTTGCTTTCAACGCTCGCAGCGCATGAAAAATAA